TGGATAATCATCGACAATAATCTTTCGAACCTCATGATTTCCATAGTCTAAATTAGACAATGAGTTAAGTGTCGGAAACAGATATCGAATCCTGTTGCAAGAAAAGATTACATGAAGAATCTTCATTAGTATTCTGTATTAAAAAAGAATGTTTGAAATAGTCTTCCGTTTTGAAGATTATTTCCGAAATAATCTACTGAAGCATGATACATGTTTCCGCGATATAATACTAATCGATTATATTTGTTCGAGACATAATCTGTCATATCCCATTTGGTGTAATCATATCCATCATACTGCGGCTCATCGTTATTAGATCGCTCATACTTCTTGTTCTCTTTCCATCGATATAGTGCAGTGCCAGCAGATATTGGTGCATCAGGGTTCAGATAACAAACACCAGCCCAAGTATTAAAACTATCTGCATGTATCCATGTACGATCTTTCGCCATGCAAATTTGAAAAGCGCCTGTGTATCCAGAACTTTCAAACCAATCTGTTATTTTTCCACTCGAGTGTTGAACAATTCCTTGAATTGCACTTTTCAAATCGTCTGGTAAATACGCTTTGGTTCGAAGTCCAGGATAATTACCTGAAATTTCGAAAGGTTGTGAGAGCGCATATTCCCTAACTGAATCTGGGTTTGTATAGAAATCATCTATAATAATAAGTTTAACTTTCATTTTATATCTAGTAATGCATAAATCGACCGTCGACACCATTCCATCCCACCACATTCCAATTAGTTTCTATTATTCGACTCTCATTTGGTCGTGTAAGATAGTACATAAGAGTTTCAATATCGTAGTTTATCATTTCTTTACTGTCGATGAAATGCATTGCAGCTTCATTTATCTCTATTATTGAATTTAAATTAGATGAACCAAATGCATACATAACGGTGCAATATTGTCTCAACATATCATCATTTTGTATCGCTCTACGATCGACCATCCAATAATTCCAATTGTCATTCCATTTAAACTGTAGGGGTTTCTTAAAGAAGAATTTATCTTTATTTTCTTCTGTGAATAAACCATTATTAAAATTATTATGAAAATATCTTCCTGTGGCTTTTATGACAAAATCATAACCTTGTAATTCCTTCTTAAAGTGCGTATAAAACGAGTTTAGTAGTAAACATTCACAATAACTTTTATTTGTATGTGTGTTTACTTTTTCAAATGCTGTATATGAAATTTCTTTGAGTGGCACGAAATCAACATTTTCAAACACATTAAACATTCTTTCATATTCGACATAGTCATCTGATGAATCGATTATCTTTATTTTTGCATCGGGTAAAATATTTTTAATCGAATTGATGGTAAAGATTGTTTGTCTAAATCGTTCATCTTTATTAAAAATAGAACGTGTTTCACTATATGTAAATTTACCTTCTCTTGGTTGAATTGATGAACCTACTACTACAATTTTATTCATAGAATTTATTTTTAATAACTTTCTGTAAATATTGATGGTGTTTTTTATGCACCTCTTCGTCAGAAAAATTTAGTCCCCACTTTCTACAATCATATGGTGATATTTTATCAATGTTTTCAATTGCAGTTAGTAATGATTTAAAATCGCGAATACGATAACCCGTATCGCCTTCTAATACAATCTCTGGGAATGCGCCCCAGTCTGTTGTAATTACTGGAGTGCCGCAGAGATTCGCCTCAATAATCATGTTACCAAATGGCTCAACGTAGTATGTTAAACCAAATAGTGCTTTGGCGTTCTTCATTAGTTTCATGCGTTGTTCCGCATCATTTACATATCCAATTACCTCAACATGATCAGGCACGTTAGAATAACCAAGATCATGCAATGATCCAGGTCCAGCTATTTTAAGTTTTTTGCCAAGTTTTTCTGTGGCTTGAATTGCTAAATGAATGCCCTTCTCTTCACAAACTCTTCCAAAGTGTAAAAAATAATCCTCTTTTGTTTCAGAGTATTCGAATTCTTCAATCGTAAATGGATTACCAATTACTGCATCAAACCACGAAGGATTCATGAGCATCCCTCGTTCGCCATAAAAAAAGTGCATCTGAGCGTAAGAGGTAAACACTCTATAGTCACTAAAAATTCCACTTGTTCTATAGCCAATAGAAGGCTCTACGGCAATACATTCTGGATTCATTTTGCACGCAAGTTGATTATCAATACCAAAAAAACATACAATAATATCACCCTTATCTGAACGTTTGCGTATTTGCGCGCCTGCACGTTCATTAAATAATCTTATCTCCACAGGCGTGGTATTAATATCGACATGCTCGCAATCCACTTGTGCACCAGGAATACCATAATGAACCATCTCATAATGTTTAGATAGATGCTTGATGTATTTGTATGCATGAACCGCAAAGGGATCTATACGATTCATCAACCCAGTCGGATTTCTGGGATTTGCTAAAACATGTATTTTCATAAAAAAATATTAGAATGTAATTCCTTTAGAAGCAAAGAAATCGTAATCAATTTGATACTTTTGCATAATTAAATTGCGCTCTTCTGTCGTAAACGGAACATCAGTATCTAAATTAATGTTCTCATTTTTGCGCGGTACTTCTTCTATAGTAACATCAAAGAACGAAAGAAGTCGACGTAGTTCATTATCATAATCAGCAAAATTTAAATATGTGATATCAATATCATGATCTAACCATCGTTTTTGATATGCTAATCCAGTTTCTATGGTAGCAGGAATAGTGTCAATCGAAGGAACTAAATCTAATATTTGATCTAATGTGATCGACTCTAAAATTGCTCTGGTTTCTTCCGACAACCATAAATAACTCTCAGGATAATGTCTATTAGGAAACAAAAAGTCATCATATATTTTTTTGCGAACTTGCAATAAAGCCTTTCTCGATTCTTCTAGCGTTGAAAATTTATTAAGAGCACCCATGTATGTGTGTCGTTTATAATATTTAAACGCCGAAGTAAATCTACTCACAGGATCTCTGTAAAAGCAAAAGAATTTATATTTGTCGAAATCAGGCAACTCAAATGCTTGTGATGCTAAAGTATAATTTAAATGATTTTGTTTTTTAAAAGTTACTGGAATATTTTTAAATGCCACCATAATTGAAGTTGATCCAACTTTAGGATTTAAAAACACACCAATTTTTTTTTCTGTACAATATATCATTTACCATTTACCTACAGGACAATTAATTAAATCTTGATTTACAAGATGTTTAACCTTTTGTTCACAAATTCCGCATTTGATTTCTTTTTCTATGTAAAATGCGCATAATTTACAGATATTAAACCGCTTGAGCGCGAGTGAGTCTATCGGATACTCTCTTTTCTCTACTTGCATATTTAGTTATTTAAATTTAGGACCAGAAACCCAAATAACAAGAGATCTACGAATGCCAGATGTGACAGGTGTTACTCGATGTAACATCCAAGATGGAAATGCATATAGCAATCCCTTTTGTTTTTTGGCTTTTATTGGTTCAGCTGATACAAAAAACTCTAAATCCCCACCCTCATACTCATTTGGATCTGATAACTGCAATACTAATGAAAGTTTACGTGGTGTTTCGCGTGATCCTCTATCAATATGCCAAGTATAGTGATCCCCTGCGCCATCGTATACTGTATATTGAAAATCTTCAACAAACCCATCTAAACTAAAATCGTAGAATTGTCCATTGAGATGTCTGCAAATATATGCTAATGAATCATATAACCAAGTCGTCTCATTGTTAAGTTGTATCCAAGAAGTTTTAGATTTTCTAATTTCAGATATAACTTTTCTTTCATTTTCTGTACCAACAATTGCTTCCTTTGGTCGCAAACTCTCACCAATGCGAACAATATCATTAATTTGAGAGTCGGTGAATCCATTTTCCCAAAATGTAAATGTTTGTTCTCTTGTCGATAAATCAGGCGATGGCGCAAAAAAGTATGTGCTCATTACTTTCTACTCCAAATAAAATCTCTATAAATGCTTTCGTGCGCTTTTCTTCTCGCTCTTGTTGTGTTCAAATCTTTATGATCTTTTTTATTAAATGGTCTAATTCTTGATTTTGTAATTAATCCATCTCGTTTAATTGGTATTGCTTGCACCATTGGAGTTCCAGCCTCAATCATGCCAGTATAGTTTGGTAAATGAAAAAAGAATGGAAAGTTAATGTATTCAAAGTAACCATCACAATCAACAAATCCTGACATACAAGTAAATTTTGGATCTTGACGATTTAATGGTGGCACAAATAAAACTGAATATCCTTTCGGAACTTTGATTGCCCACCAATTCAAAAATTTCATTGGTGGTTTCGGCATCATTGGATGCGGTGTTCGTTTGGTACTTATTTGATCAGCATTGTGATTTTCTACAAGAGTCCTTGTGAAAGTCCACTTGTAATTTACACCGCTCGCATCTGTATTTGTGATGAACTCCACATCACCGCAAAGTGGAATAATCCAACCAACAGACATTGCATCAAGAACAGGCGCACAACGCTTGATTGTGCTGTTCTCAATTTTATTTTCGCGATTAATTTTTGGTGGTAATTCTTTGTACCACTCTGGCATCATTTTGCGCGCGGGATATGGCTCAGGCATTGTGCCATATAATTCTTCTTCACACAAGAATTCAATTTCTGGAGTTTTAATTACAGACTTTAATTTCGAAAACATGTTCACCTCACCAATCCATAATTATATATGGATTATTTACATAAAGCAAATTATTGATTTGGCCAAGAGATCGTAATCGATCCTGTTCCAGCACCAGTTCCTACTGAAATTGTACTTGTTGCGCCTTGTGATACTGATTTTTGCATTGTAGAAGAAGAATTGGTTGTGCTAGCTGCGCTTCCAGAACCTCCTGGTTGACCAGAAGTTGCTCCAGTTCCTGCAGAGCCAGCATTACCTGCTGATCCATTTGAGCCAGCTGCACCATTACCGCCAGCGTTTCCTGGTTGCCCTGCTGCTCCTGGTTGACCAGAGGTTGCTCCAGTTCCTGCAGCGCCAGTATTTCCAGCAGCACCATTTGCTCCTGCTGATCCTGGTTGTCCAGCTGCTCCTGAAGTTGCTCCAGATCCTGCAGCACCAGTATTTCCAGCAGTTCCGTTAGCACCAGCTGCTCCTGGTTGTCCAGCTGCTCCTGAAGTTGCTCCAGATCCTGCGCCTCCGATAGTGCCTGGTGCACCATTGGCACCTGCTGATCCAGGTTGTCCTGCAGCACCATTTGTTGCTCCGCTGCCACCTGCGCCTGTATTGCCTGCGACACCATTGGCACCCGCACTACCTGGTTGTCCTGCTGATCCTGATGTTGCACCAGAACCGCCTGCACCAGTATTACCTGCTGTGCCATTGGCACCTGCTGATCCAGGTTGTCCTGCAGCACCATTATTTGCTCCAGATCCAGCATTTCCTGGTTGCCCTGCTGCTCCAGCATTTCCATTGGCTCCAGCATTTCCTGGTTGTCCAGCATTACCACCAGCACCGTTTGTGGCACCACTTCCACCACCACCAGTATTTCCTCCAGCTCCTGCTGATCCTGGTTGACCAGCAGATCCATTAGAACCAGCAGCTGCGAGATCGGTGCTGGCTGGTCCTCCTCCACCGCCAGCACCGGATCCTGGATTTCCTCCAGCACCTCCTGCCGAACCTGGTTGTCCGTCCGCAGTATGAGTTATTGGGATCCAAGGACTATAAGTCTCTGACATTCCAGCACCACCACCGCCGCCACCGCCGCCGCCACCGCCACCACCTGGTGTTCCTGCATTTCCTGGTGATCCTGGATTACCTGCCGAACCACCACTACCACCATTACCAGCTGCGCCACCATTGCCATTATTACCTGTATTTCCTGGCTGACCTGTTGCACCAACATTACCTGGATTTCCAGCATTACCTTGCGCACCACCAGCTCCACCAGCACCATTAGTGCCTGGATTGCCTGAATTGCCTTGAGCACCTGGATTGCCAGCAGAACCACCAGCTCCACCTGCACCGCCAGCTCCATTATTTCCTGGTTGCCCTGCATTACCTAGTGCACCTGGATTACCTGCCGAGCCACCAGCTCCACCAGCACCTCCAGCACCATTGTTTCCTGGTTGACCAGTATTTCCTTGAGCACCTGGATTGCCAGCAGAACCTCCTGCGCCTCCAGCTCCACCAGCACCATTAGTGCCTGGATTGCCTGAATTGCCTTGAGCACCTGGATTGCCAGCAGAACCACCAGCTCCACCTGCACCTCCCGCTCCGTTGTTTCCTGGTTGTCCAGTATTTCCTTGTGCGCCTGAATTTCCTGCTGCACCACCCGCACCACCTGCACCGCCAGATCCACCATTTCCAGCATCACCATTTGTTCCTGGTTGACCTGCTGTTCCAGCGTTTCCTGGTTGACCAATATTACCTGCTGCTCCAGCAGCACCAGCGTTACCGCCAGAACCGCCTGGAAGAGAAACTGTTGTAAATGTAACAGATGAACCTGCTACAAAAGTTGTTGCATTTCCTGCATTACCTGCGGAGCCAGCAGATCCTGCTGCTCCAGGATTTCCGGCATTGCCTGGTTGACCTGATGTGCCAGGATTTGCTCCAGTACCAGCATTACCTGCTGCGCCTGTTGATCCTGGTGTTCCAGAGTTGCCATTTGCCCCCGCAGCTCCAGGTTGTCCTGCAGATCCTGGTGTTGCTCCTGTTCCTGCCGCTCCTGTATTGCCAGCAGCACCTGCTGAACCTGCATTTCCTGGTTGTCCTGCTGAACCAGATGTAGCGCCTGATCCTGCAGCACCAGTATTACCTGCTGTGCCATTGGCACCTGCTGATCCTGGTTGACCCGCAGCCCCCGAAGTTGCTCCAGATCCCGCAGCGCCAGTATTTCCTGCCGCGCCATTTGCACCTGCAGCTCCAGGTTGTCCCGCTTGACCAATATTAGCGCCAGAACCAGCAGCACCAGTATTACCTGCTGCTCCAGCAGATCCTGCATTTCCTGGTTGTCCGCTCGCGCCAGGATTTGCTCCAGAACCACCACCGCCAGTATTTCCAGCATTTCCGTTTGCACCAGCATTTCCTGGCTGGCCAGCAGATCCTGGTTGTCCACCAGTTGCACCTGAGCCTCCGCTTCCAGGATTACCTGCTGCACCTGTGTTTCCTGCTGCACCTGCATTACCACCAGAACCAGGATTTCCTGATCCACCTGATCCAGCATTTCCACCGTTACCAGCATTACCGCCATAATTAAGTAAAGTTCCTGGATATCCTGGTGATGCAGGATTACCGCCACCTTGACCATAAGTCCCACTTGCACCATAATTTGGATATCCGATATTTCCTGTAGGATTGCCATTTGTTCCTGTGTTTCCATTATTTCCTGGTGTGGTTGAACTTGGTTGTGTAAATACTGACCAGCCACCTTGTCCACCACCACCTGCATTGCCGCCGTTTGCACCAGCACCACCTGCACCACCATTTCCGTTGCTACCAGCATTACCAGTCGCACCAGCATTTCCTGCGTTTCCTGGATTGCCAGCATTTCCTCTAGCACCGCCTGGACCTCCAGCACCACCGTTTCCGTTAGTTCCAGGATTTCCTGAGTTTCCTGTAGCACCTGAATTGCCAGCAGAGCCTCCTGCGCCACCAGCACCACCGTTTCCATTTGAACCAGGTTGTCCAGTGTTGCCTTGTGCTCCAGGGTTGCCAGCATTTCCTCTGGCGCCACCAGCACCGCCAGCTCCGTTGTTTCCTGGCTGTCCTGTGTTGCCCTGCGCGCCTGGATTACCTGCTGAACCTCCAGCACCACCTGCTCCGCCAGCACCATTTGAGCCAGGTTGACCTGTGTTACCTTGAGCACCTGAATTGCCAGCAGAGCCTCCTGCGCCACCAGCACCACCGTTTCCATTTGAACCAGGTTGTCCAGTGTTTCCTATTGCTCCGGAATTGCCAGCAGAACCCCCTGCACCACCAGCACCACCCGCACCATTATTACCTGCATTTCCTGGCTGACCTGTTGAACCTTGTGCTCCTGGATTACCAGCATTACCAGCAGTACCACCTGTACCAGCAGAACCACCATTACCTCCGACGCCATTATTTCCAGGATTACCTGCAGTACCAGCATTACCTGTACCACCTGTACCAGAAATTGTAATTCGTCGAACGCCAAATGGAATGTACCATGTTCCGTTCGTTGAAAATGTAACGGAACCTGCTTTTACTCTCGTTTTTCGAAGAGTCGTCGCTGCTAATGGCATTTAAATCAACCTTTTAATTAAGCAGGTTGAACAATCTTATCAAGATTTGCCATCAATTGAGAACTTTGAAGTTCTGTTAAACCTTCTACAGCATTTGTGGCTACATCGTCAGTGTCATACACACCTTCCCAATGAACGATTGGGAGTTTTGTGAATGTCTTATGCGACATTGTTTCGCCATCATAATAGTTCCAAGTGCCTAGAGCTGAATACAAACCTTCGAGAGTTGAATCATCGCTCCAGTTTAAATGTTGAAATGGAACATTGTTATCTTTGAGAAGTTTAACAGCATTCCAGCACTCACCAGCATCTGCAGTCATTGCAGTATAAACAGTGATCTTCTTAATTTTAACTAAATTAGCCATTGTACAATAACCTCCTAACGTCCAAGATTGGCTAGGGCATGCGAAGCGTAATACGTTTCGCCGCCATCAAATGTCATCAATGTAATTACATCAGCAAAATCTGGTTTTGATGAGAGTATTGCAACTTCACCAAAAGACCAGAAAACGTTTTCAGGAAATACAACCTTACGATTTCCCATGTTATCTTGCTTTAATATTAATGTGCAAGAATAACTTTTATCTGCTTCTGGCAAATTATCGAACGAAATATTTATAATATTTTTTCTCAGTGTAATATGAAAAACATTTGATTCTCGTAGATCAAGAATCTCAATATTATTTACCGCATTTATTTTAGTAATCTTCTCGCGATACGCTTTTAATACGCCTTCAAATGTATCGAGACGATTTTTGCGAAGTGAAACTACATTTCCGTCCATTTTATTTTCCTCTTATCAGTAAGATACGTTAGCCATAGCATGTGCGCCAAAGTATGTAGCACCATTATTAACAGTAAACAAAGTAATCACATCAAGTTTGCTGGCGATTCCAGAAGACAATGTAGGAACTTCGGCATTCGACCAGTATACAGTATTTGCAAATGTAACAACATTTGCTGCAGTTCCAGGCTGTCTTAGGATTAGCGTTAATGGGCTAGACTTACCTGAAGCAGCAACGCTTGTAAATGTAATTGCTACAGTTGATGCTTGAAGTGTGAGATCAAAAATATTATTTCCAGAAGCATCAGCTGTAAATGTCGAACCAGTAATTGTTGCACTGTTTGTGCGTTCAATATATCCATACAATTCAACACCACCAGAAGCCATTGGTCCTTGTGGACCTTGAGGACCTTGTGGTCCAGTCACACCCTGTGGTCCTTGCGGTCCCTGTGGTCCTTGTGGTCCAGTCACACCCTGTGGTCCTTGTGGTCCCTGTGGACCTTGTGGACCAGTTACACCTTGCGGTCCTTGTGGTCCCTGAGGACCAGTGACGCCTTGTGGTCCTTGTGGACCTTGTGGACCAGTAACACCTTGCGGTCCTTGTGGTCCCTGAGGACCAGTGTCGCCTTGTGGTCCTTGTGGTCCAGGAACGTTCGAAACACCAGCTGGTCCTTGTGGACCTTGAGGTCCAGTATCACCTTGTGAACCTTGTGGACCTTGAGGTCCAGTCACACCTTGTGGACCTTGCGGACCTTGTGGACCAGTCACACCTTGTGGACCTTGTGGACCAGTCACACCTTGTGGACCTTGTGGACCTTGCGGACCCTGTGGACCTGTTGGTCCTGGGACGTTAGACACACCGCTTGGTCCCTGTGGACCTTGAGGTCCAGTATCACCTTGTGGACCTTGTGGTCCTTGCGGACCAGTCACACCTTGTGGACCCTGTGGTCCTTGCGGACCTTGTGGTCCCTGTGGTCCTTGAGGACCTGCATCACCCTTGTCACCAGTTCTTGCAAATGTAATAATAACATTTGTTGAATCTGGGAATGTTGTTACGCCAGTTGTGTGCGCAACAGGAACATAGAAGTAACTTGAAGTGTGATCATGCAATCCATTAATACTAAAGAATGCAAACTCATTAATGTTTGCACTATTTGCTAACTTAAATGTTCCTTTGATTGTTGAAGTAGAGTCGTCAATTGTTTGTAGATAATTAAATACATTTGCTGAATTTTGATCAATGAAATCAATATACAATGTTGTTGCTGTCGAGAAAGATGCGCTATTGAATTTTAAATTTGATGATCCAGGATCTGAGTTTGCTGTGTTTGTTAGATACACAAACTCAAATGTTGCGCCACCGAATTCGCCAGTGTCACCCTTTGCTCCTTGAGGACCTTGCGGTCCTTGTGGACCCTGTGGTCCTTGTGGACCTTGTGGACCCTGTGGACCAGTAACACCAATCACACCTTGTGGACCTTGCGGACCTTGTGGTCCTTGCGGTCCAGTTAAACCAATTGGACCTTGTGGTCCTGTTGGTCCAGGAACATTTGAGACACCAGATGGTCCTTGAGGACCTTGTGGACCTTCAACTCCTTGTGGTCCTTGTGGACCAATAACACCTTGTGGTCCTTGTGGTCCTTGTGGACCCTGTGGACCTTGTGGACCAGGAACATTCGAAACACCACTTGGTCCTTGTGGACCTTCTGGACCCTGTGGACCTGTTGGTCCTGGAACATTCGAAACACCACTTGGTCCTTGTGGACCTTGCGGTCCTTGTGGTCCTGTTGGTCCAGGAACATTTGAAACGCCAGCTGGTCCTTGTGGACCCTCAACTCCTTGTGGTCCCTGAGGACCTTGTGGACCCTGTGGACCAGTCACACCTTGCGGACCTTGTGGTCCTTGAGGTCCTGTTACTCCTTGTGGACCCTGCGGTCCTTGTGGTCCTTGAGGACCAGTGTCGCCAATGACACCTTGTGAACCCTGCGGACCTTGTGGACCTTGTGGTCCAGTTACACCTTGAGGACCTTGTGGACCAGTGATACCCTGTGGTCCTTGTGGACCAATGTCGCCAGTCACACCTTGTGGTCCTTGTGGACCAGTTACACCTTGCGGACCTTGTGCACCAGTTACACCCTGCGGTCCTTGTGGACCTTGTGGACCAGTTGCACCTTGTGATCCTTGAGAACCAGTCACACCTTGCGGACCTTGAGGTCCTTGTGGACCAACACCCTGTGGACCTTGTGGACCCTGCGGTCCTTGTGGACCTTGCGGACCTTGTGGACCGCGTGCAATTTGCAAAACATTTACAGATTGGCTTTGCTGTTTAACTGTAACTGCCATTATTTTGTAACCTGTGGATACACCGTGATAATACCCTCAATAAGGCGAGTTACATTGTTGCTATTGACTTCTTTAATATCGTAGAGATATCTTCCAGGGCGAATATTTGCAGTCACAGCTGAATTTGCATTTGCATAAATGAAACCATTAGCAGCATCAGCGGCTGTAATTGATAGATTTGCAGTAACAGAAGAAGAATAATAGGACTTGCGAATTGATGATGTGAATGTAGAGTTCGCAACGTTTCTTGTAGAACCGTCTTCGTTAATTACAGTAATATCCACGCCAAAGGAAGTTCCTTGGTCCATTGATAATTCTACATACTGCGCCATCTATCATATCCTATTTTTTTATATTTATTGAGTTTAATTCGCTTTTCTTTCTAGCATATAGTCGAAAAGTTTTGATTTCATTCTTAAACGTTTTCTAACTTCATCTGGCTCTTCATACTTCATATTTAATTTGTTTAAGGCTTTTTTACGTCTATTAAGTTTAGCCTCTAGTTTGCTTGTATCTATGCATCGAATCCACTTATATCCTTTCCAAGAGTCTTCGTTATCATTATCGGCAAACTTACTGAAAACTTCTGAATATTCTACCTTCTCGCTATCTGCTAAACATTTATCATATGGTGCGCATTTTTCGCAAACATCATCACATCCTTTAATGTGAATCTGCCAATTTGTCTTTCTAAAGCCATGATAAAACAAAGTCCATGAACCAGGAATACATGATTTTAATTGATGAACATCGTCCTTTGTTCTAAAAACAAACTCACCTTTTTTGCGATTATAATCTTTGCCATTGAATGTTTCTAGATATCCACCCTTTAAAATGTAGGTTACTGTTGCCCAAGGATGATTATGATCGTATCCACCGTCAGTATATTTTTCTACAGGAAAGTAATGTAACCATACATTAGGTAACCATCTCATTCCCTTCTTTTTGTCTTCATCCTCTTCAAAATAAAACAAATAGTATCTATGCGCTAAAATGTTACCGTAAAAATCAACAAATACTTTTTTTCTTCCAATCTTCTCAAGAAATCGCAAAAACAAATTCATTTTGTAAACCTCACAATTTTTACTCGTCGCGCATTATTATTTGTAACATTTAATGTTGCATTCACAAACTTATACATACGCTTACTTCTTAAAATCTTTTCTCCACTATTGAGTGAATCAGAAAACAATAAAAAGCAAGATTCAACTTCTGGTCTTGATAATGTGATTGTTTCTCCAGATTCTATGGTTCTATTCATAAAAGTATATCTTGAATATGATCCATTTAATCTTGTAACACATAACATTTCTGCATCTTCGGAATTGAGAATAACTTTTGCTTTTGGTGAAGCAATTTGCCATCTGATGTGATTATCCACCCACTCACTAGACTGCCAATCAGTTGTGATGTCAGCATACAACTTATTATTCGCCATATCCTTTGTAAAGGTATAATTTGTAAGTGCTGGTGAAATCGTTGTTAGATAATTGTCTACTTCACTTTCAGATATCTGCCCTGATTTCCATTCCCACTCAGCTCTAATGTTTCCACTTAAAAATAATTGCCCATTAAAACAACTAACGACATTTGCCAGTGTTGAGTGTGGATTTAATGCGCCAGCAGAATGATGTGCGCTGGCGATGCTGTCGCGCATAATATATTTGCCAATGTTTCCTGGTTCAAAATGAGAGACTAAAAGTTCATCATCGTACAGACCAAGAATTTTAGGAGTTATATTGGATTCAAAAGCCATTATAATTCCTCTGCTTCAGTTTCTGGATCAGTGAAAGGGGCTTTGATATAACTCTTCAATGGAAGATTAATTGTTGTCTCGTCGCCGTTGTCCCATTGCAGTGTGGTATTTGCGCTATTATTTTCTGTATTTGCTGACATTAGTATACCAACACTCCATCAGCATAAAAGTTTGGACTTGTTTTAAATTTATTATTAAAGGTGTAGACTGTATCAAAATGATCAATTCGTACAATTTCATCTACCTGGATTGAATTATTGTCTTTATCCACAAAGTTGTCGCCAACTTCCACCATCTGAACATTAGTTAAACTCTTGTACCCATTCATTGTGAGTGCAGGATTCATCGAACAATATCCTTTACCAACTACAAAAAATGGATGATCATGTGAAGCACGTATTTCTTTTCCATTTGCTAGAGTATACTTGTACATCATTCTATTCACGCGTGTAATTAATTCCTCAACTTCATTAGTTTCATGCTGCTGAGTTTCTGGATTATATGATAGAATTTGATCACCAACCTGAATTTGATTAATATTTTTTTTTGATAAATCAGCCATTGTAACTTCAGTATCATGTGTAAAACAACAACCGCCGCCGCCTCCGCCGCCGCCGCCACCGACGCCGTCAGGTATCGCGCCACCATCATTAAATCGTAATCCAATTGTAAATGTTCCGCTGGCTGGTAGATTAAACGGTTGATTCCAATAAATCTCAGCACCACCTGTACCATATCCATTCACTGTGCTTGTAATTGTTCTTTGAATATCTTGTGTTGCTAAAATATTAATGTTACCGGCAGGATAATTTTCAAATGCAACCCACATAAACATCACTTCTGTACCATCACCATAATTAAATGATATAACAGAAGCCACATTTTGAGTAATACTAGTATTGGCTATTACAATTTGATCATCAATGCTTCCATGCAAATATTCAGTAAACCCAGTTTGATTTCCAAATTTTTGATCATAAGAAGCAGAAGTAACGGTTGCTCCATATGATCTATAAAGATCACTCATTCTAACATCATTATTAAAACCGAGTCCAAGTCTATTTGCAGCATCACTGCGCAATGCAACCTGACCTGAAAATGATTGCAGGATCTCCAATCTGAGTGAACTCATGCTGATTTGTCCAGAGGTTGGTGTCATCGATCAGCCCTTTTGAATCAAATCCATTAATGCATCTTGTTTCTTGTCAATATCTTTAATGGCTTCAATAAGTAGTGCAACGATCTTATCGTACTTAACAGCAAGAATTCCATCTGGTCTTTCAGCTACAACTTCTGGTAGCACTTGTTGAATGTCCTGAGCGATAACACCAATATCTTGCTTACGAACAAAATATCCATCTTCACCGCCGCGTCTTTGAACTTCTTCTTCATTCCAATCATAACGAACACCATTAATCTTCTTCAGAAGTTCAAGAGCATTTTCGATGTTGCGAATATTTTCTTTGAGTCGACGATCAGAGGAATAATATGCAATCACATCACCAGAAGAACGAATTTCATTCGATGCAATAGATGTAGATGATGTACTAACGATCAATCCACCAAAATAAACATGATTGGTTGTGTTTGCAGCTCCAGCTGGACCTTGTGGACCTTGCGGACCAGTCACACCTTGTGGACCTTGTGGACCAGTCACACCTTGTGGACCTTGTGGACCAGTCACACCTTGTGGACCTTGTGGACCAGTCACACCTTGTGGACCTTGTGGACCAGCAGGACCTTGTGGACCTTGTGGACCAGTCACACCTTGTGGACCTTGTGGACCAGCAGGACCTTGTGGACCTTGTGGACCAGTCACACCTTGTGGACCTTGTGGACCAGCAGGACCTTGTGGACCTTGTGGACCAGTCACACCTTGTGGACCTTGTGGACCAGTCACACCTTGTGGACCTTGTGGACCAACACCCTGTGGACCTTGTGGACCTTGTGGACCAGTCACACCTTGTGGACCTTGTGGACCAACACCCTGTGGACCTTGTGGACCTTGTGGACCAGTCACACCTTGTGGTCCTTGAGGTCCTTGTGGACCAACACCCTGTGGACCTTGTGGTCCTTGTGGACCAGTCACACCTTGTGGTCCTTGTGGACCAACACCCTGTGGACCTTGTGGACCTTGTGGACCAGTCACACCTTGTGGTCCTTGAGGTCCTTGTGGACCAGTCACACCTTGTGGTCCTTGAGGTCCTTGTGGACCAATCACACCTTGTGGTCCTTGAGGTCCTTGTGGACCAGCAGGACCTTGTGGACCTTGTGGACCAGTCACACCTTGTGGACCTTGTGGACCAGCAGGACCCTGTGGACCTTGTGGTCCACCAGATGAAATAAATGACACATTAGCATTCGTACCATTTTGAGAAACTGCAACACTAACTGTAGAGGTATTATTGAAAACTAGGTTCTGAACCGAAATAGATGTTCCTGAATTGGCAGAAACTTTCACAGCTGCATTATTTGCTTGATCGAAAGCAGCATTGGCTTGACCGTATGCATTATTTGCTTGATTATAAGCATCGCCAGCTGCAGCACCACTCACAGCAAATTCAACATTAGCATTTGTTCCATCAGAGTGAGGAGATACAGTAACAAGAACACTAGCAGTATTAATAAAGTTCAGTTGTTTTGCTGACAGTGTCGAAGAACTGTTTTGTGATACACGAACAGTATTGGCAGCAGAGTTCGCTGTATCATGAGCATTAGTAATTGCGGTATTTTGAGATCCTGCAGAGGTATTAAGCGTTGCGAATGTAGTGTTAACTGTTGCAAATGTAGTATTGACATCAGAACGTGCTGTATTGGCTTGCACATAGGCAGCATTGGCTTGTCCATATGCGTTATTTGCTTGAGCGTATGCATCGAGCCCACTCACAAAGTTATACATTGTTGAGCCGTCGTCACTCCATCCCCAACGATCACTAGTTTCGTTCCATCTTAAGAATGTATTAGTTGAACTGCCACGATCAACTGTAATACTTGAATTATTGACAGGAGCACCAGTCGTGTTTGAATTCAAAACAATGTCGAAATCTTCTACTTCTAAAGTATGGACATTAAGTGTTACTGAGTTACCTTCAACAAATAAATTTCCAAATACAGTAAGATCTTTATTTACGATCATCGTATTTGCATTAATCGTCGTAGCATTTAAAACATTAGAAACAAAGACATTACCATTCCCTGTGCTACCAATTGTTAGATATGGAGAAGTATTAACAGTGTTTAGAATTGTAAGTGTGCCATTATCCTTCACATAATTAGAGTTGCGAAGAATATTACGATCTTCAATCAGATCGTTCGTGCCAGCACGCCATTCGTTGAACGTATTGACTAACTGAATATGTGCTATATTTGCATTTGCCATTAATTACCCCTAGAAAGCATCTCTAATATTTTTGAAATGTCGCCTTTTAATGATGACACCTCTTCGCGTAAACTATTTATTGACGACTCGATCTCTTTTTGTTTTCGCATTTTTTCTTTATACACACGATCTAACGACAACAGATCTTTATTTACAGTTAAGATTGCCTTCGAATTTGTGTCTCTAACCAGATCATTACTATCTTTAATTTTTACATGCATAATATTATCCCGAAGGTGTTGCAATAGCTCTATAGTTTGATACACATGGAATAACAGACTTGTTCGAAGTTACGAGTACAATTTTAATTGCATAATATTTAAATTTGCCACCGATTGGATATGATACACCATCTTCAGTATATGCAGCTTGATTTACATCCAAACTTGGGCGATATTCGAGTTCAATCATTTGTAAGTTATCTTTCGAAAAGTTATTATTTACTTTAGTCATCAATTGCCATCGTTTTTCTTCAAATGATTGCGAGTCTTCACCAGATTTAATTTTATAGTAAACAACCACATCTGTTCCCACTGGACGATTACAATCTAAAAATACTCTTAAGTCGCCAGCGTCGAATCCATCTGCCAATGTTACCATTTTTGAAATATAACGCGCAAGGCAATTACCACCTGAAGATCCATTTTCACCTGCTACGACAGCAGTTGCATTTACTGCTGCAGCTGCTTCACTAAATGTAACAGTTGGTGCTCTATAATATCCAGAGCCTGGATTATCGATTACCACTAGTGATACGTTTCCTGTAAATCCAGTTACAGCAGAGAGTGCTGCAACATATGCATTAGCTGTCGTACCGTCTGCTCTATCAGGAGCTGAGAATGTCACTGTAATGTTTGCAGCATTTGCATGTTGACCAAGGTTTGTAAGTGAAAAATCTTTATTTTCAATTCCAGCATCATTAATCATGTATTCTTTAGCAATAATAGCAATTGATTCGGTATCAAGTGCTGGTGCTGAATATGAATCTGAAGTATTAAATTCTGCTTTGATTAAAAATGAATTATTATTTCCAGCAATGAGCCTTCTTCGACGAGAGGAATCCTTCACTGAAGTTGATAAATCTGAACTAAATTCATAGAAATTATCTTTACGAATACTTATCCAATCTGCATCTTGAACACCGTTAATATTTGTAGATTTGAAATAATAATCTACTGATGTAGGTTTAAAATTATAATCAATCGAATGCACTAATATTGAATCAACATTAACATTAGATAATATATCACCTGTATTGAAAATGATATTATTTGATGTTGTAGACCAATTAGAATAATGAACTCTAAACATCAAATCTTCATTTGGAATTGCATTCCAGTTTGATGCATTTTGCGCTTTAAAAAATTCACCAATATACGGCTGCTCTGAAACGCGACGGGCAGGTGTTGTGCCAAGAATTGCACCGCCAATTTCTGCGACAAACAATGCATAATCTGGAGAGGATGTCGTTACTGTAATTGCATATTCTCGCGATGGTTTCACAATTACAGGTGGAAAGAATTTGACAGCTGTGATTGTTGAACTTGATGTCACATCAGGGATTGTTGATGTATTTACATCCATTGCATTTATAATTGTTTGTCCTAAAACTTTAGTAGTAGGTAATCCATTCTCAACTTCATTGATAGTAACTTTTACGGGTAATTGCAAATCTTCATTTGTTGGTTTTTGCGCAAAAAACAAATCAACACGTGAAAGTTGTAATGAACTTAATTCGGTAGAAACTCCACTAGCGTGAACATTTGCTGTTCCTGGTGTAAAAAATGTTTGAGCGAGTGGAAAGAACTTTCTATTATTTTTATAAATGTCTTCTCTGTTTATCGCAACATCACGTGATGGAGAGATTGAATCATATGCCAGTCTTGCATAATCGTTATAACTGAATTGATTTCCTGTTACAGAGTAATAATTATATGCGCGCATAATATAATCATTAGTGTCGCTCGAAGCAGCGTCAGTAATTGTAAGTAATCGTTTACCTACAGCAAAGTTAACATCAGCTGTCTCTGGGATGTGAAATAATCCACACAGAGTACCAAAGTCGTCAACGACATGTGAACCATAAGAATATTTTGAATTCGAAGACACAGCAATTGCTGAGTTTAAAGTTACCAATAATCCATTTGCTGAAACTGCACTGATTACACGAGTTTGACCAAGTGAGACACCAGAGGATATTGTAATCGTATTACCAACCGAATTAATTAAATTATCAGTTACATGTATTTGAGTGGTGCTAATTGTTGGTGCAAACTGAATTGCTCCTGAAAAATGATCGTGTGCACTAACAACTGCGGTTTTGCTGAGATCTGTTTTACTGTATACGTTTGAGGCAGGTGGAAAATTATTTGCTGTTGTTTGAGTTGGCGAAATATTTAAACGAAGAGTTGAATCGTTTCTTAAAAAAATAAGAGAGTTTGCAGTAAATTTTCTGAATGATCCAGTAATTGGTCTAATTGCAAGATATGCATGCGTACTATTCGAATTTTCATATCTTTCTACGGCGCCAACAAATGAAATTTTTCCATGAATTTTATCAGTTTCAGTTTGATAAATGATTGCTTGCTCTGAAAGAGTGGTTGAACTAAGTACGTTTCCTGCATAGGGAGCAATATTTACATTAATAAAATTTTGATTGAGGTAAATGACATTGTTAGAGGATGTAACAACTTTTGCATATGCGTTTGTTGTTGTGTTAATGATGGCTTCATCTTGAAGAAACGTTCCAGTGGACGTTAAGGTAAGTTTATTTGATTTTTGTGTGAAATTATTTACATTTGTTTTATCAAAAAATACATTTGCACTTTTATCAGGGCATAATCCCTTAGAAATAAATGTTATTTCATTTCCTCGCATAAATCGAGTAAATTGCTCTTTGCGCGTTGAATCATCTTCGATAGAAATTAAAATAGGATGCCCAAGCGCATCTTTATCTAAACGAAAGTCGCGACTTGATCCGTTTTCTATATCCCTTGTGTAAAGACTCATTTATATTTCCTCTAATTTATATCATTTAAGATCAAAGCCTGCTTCTGCAAATATTTCTGCAGTGCCGCCTACTGCACCACCATACCAAGTTTTTAATACGCCAACTTCTGGTGCTGCGCCTGTGACATCCAATACCTCCATAGTTAAAACTGGCGCCGAGATGTCGACCAAATCCACAGGTCCAACGACAGGGAAAGTAATCGCTGGAGGTGTGGCTGGCGGTGATACTGGTAATGGCGGTGGCTGAACTACAACAATACTTCCAACAGTTTCTGGATTTGGAAAAGGTTCTGGTAATGGCACGGCTATTGGAAAAAAAGGTACTGGAGGTATTACTACAGGCACATAAGGTGGAGGTGGTGGCGGTGCAACAAATGGAGGAGGTGCAATAACAACTGGAGGAGGTGGCGTTGGTTCTATAATTGGTGTAATAATTGGTTGGACTGGTGGATAATATACTGGTGGTATAGGTTCTGGTAATGGCAAGGCTATTGGAACAATCGGTGTTGAAGGCGGTAGTGGTTGAGGGAGAATTGTAACTGGACTGACAAAAACTGGTGGAATTAACACGGAGAAATATGTATCAGTTGACGGAAACAAATTCACATCACCATCAAATTTAGCAGCGAGCACAGGAATAATAACGGCAGTATTTTTGGTTGCTGCAGGTTGATTATTTATGATAATATCATTTGATGGCATGGTATAAACTGTACGAATTGGACTTGTAGGATCAGCTGGTCTTCGAAGCGCAGGGTCCACAGTCTTCATTCGAACATTTACAGTTTTTGAATATGGTTTAAATTTTCCATTTTCGATTGAAGCGACAAAATCTTTGCTTGATGTATCTCCAACTGCAAATCCTGTGAAATTATCTGTCAAAAAGCCATATTTTTCTTTCTCTGTAGCATTGTCTTCATAAAAAATCGCAGAGTCTTTTGCTTTTGTTTCAACCAAACTGAGTGCTGAATAATACTCCACATTTTTTATTCTTTGTTCTAATTTACCAATATCTCGCATTGTATAACGACGATTATCAATTGACTTAACGATTACATCTAATGGTGAACTCGTATAGGCTGGAATATCCAGTGTAAACAATGTCATTGAGTCAGCCTGATCAGCAGGATATTGCGGATTTTTATCAGGAATTCCATTGATAATCTTAAGTTCTTTCGAAGAAGTGACTACCAATTTATCTCGTCTAGGCAAATAATAACTATAAGTCATTTCCATTGTTTCGTATGGAAGCGGAATTCGAGATCCAACATAAGAATTTGATGTTGATCCAAATGTTCTTGTTGGACGAAAATCTATTGAGTCAGCTAGCGAATATGATTTTCCATCACTCGAAACAAATACAGGTATTGCACCATTCGCATACTGCTCCGCAGGATATGAATCAACATTAAAATATCCACTAGTTGAATTGTGTTCATAATATTCTAAGAATACAACAATTTGTCCACGTGGAGGATTTTTACCTGCTTTTAATACAAGTTTCGAATGATCATAAAATTCCAATGTTTGCCCACTATCTAAAACGTAACTTGAAGTTACGTCAATCGCATTGCTCGTATTTGGTGCATACCCAACATTTCCTGAATCATAAACTTTGATAAGTTTATATGCATCAGGAATGAATAACGAATTATTTCCACCTGGTGTTTTATTGATTAAAGATGCATCTGTAAACCATACATGTGCGTTTGTTGAATCGATATACACACTGGTGCATCCCGTAACAGCAACTCCATTTGTATAAGAACTTGTGGCAACGAGCGCAGTGTTTGCTGTATTACCTTTTTTAGTTTTACTTCTTCGATTATTGTCTTCAGAGTCATTTAATTTCACGCGAACATATACGTCTGCAGTAAATGATCCATTAATCCCTGATGTAATTGTTAGCCCTGTCGCAGATGTTCGTAAAACAGATGTTGGAGAAAATATGTCTCCAACAGCAACTGAAGTGGCATTTGCACTATATGCAGTTGCGGTGCTTAAACTACGAATAACAAAAATTAAGTTTTTTTCTACTGATGTAGAGGATAGATTACTTCCATTTGTTCCATAATCTAAATTTTCGTTACCACCTAAAGTTATCGAACCCACACCGCTCGCATTAAATGATAGTGAAGGTATGAATTTATTTGAAACATAATCAGCGTCATCAATACTTGCATTGGCAATTTGTCGTTCAGGCAATGTAAATATTAATGTTCTTCTATTTGAATCATATACTATGGTTTTTCCAGCAGTATCTTTACTATTGTTAGATACATTCATAGACACATTAAATGCAGCTTTTGTAGAAACTACATCTACAAGAGAATTAATATCAGTCGTACTATACAGCAATGAAAATGTTTGACCAGTGCCAATTAGTGATGTAAACGGCAGATCAACTGTAGCGATTCTTGTAGATTGATTATAGGTGACAATTTTTCTAATATCTCCAGATGAAGCACCTGAAGTGATTCGAACTTTTACATTTGCGTATGCATTAGTTAAATTGGAGTAGTTGACTGGAAAATTAAGTGCCAAGGTATTTGCACCAGTTGATGCTGCAGTTACAGTGTTTGATTGTAATGAGATATCACTTAGATATATGATATATTCTACACCAGAATTTCTGGTGATATGTTTAAGTTTTGCACTACCCATAAACGTAGTGTTATAGGTTATTGAGTTTGTTGTATTAATGCTGGATTTTGGAACACAATGGAGTTCGAGTGTTGTTAAACTTGCAGAATTTGCCATTCCATTAGCAGATGCAACAACAGAATTCGCATACAGATAGTTTCCATATTCCAATGAAAGATCATATTGATTTGATTCTTGCGTAGTTCTTGCACGCGAATTATTAATTCTTTGTGAACCAATTGATTCGTATTCAAACCCTCGAACATATGCCTTACCTGGTTCAACGACAGCTATAAAATTATTTGCATCGGTTGTATTTGCTTGAAGAGAAACTTTAAATGGTGATACTGTATAGTTACCCGATTCATCATATGTTCTACGTGCGAGTGTTTTCTCAAGTTCAGAATAAATTGCATATTTTACTTGTTTTGTAATAACACCATTCTCGACTCTCAGAAGTTCAAAAAACTTAGAGTCGTCTGCAGAGGTAAGAATTCGTTTTGTGAGTTCAAGATTGAATTGGTATCGATGTGCACCAGGAGCTTGATAATTAAATGACAATTGTGCTGGGTCTAAAAGATTTGCATCTGCACTTTCATCAACTACCTTTTCGACAATTTGTAAACCGACTTTAAAGGATGGAGTATTTCCATATGGATCAAGAACAATCGATTGCTCTGGTACATTTACAAAAAATCCATCAACATAAAAGATACCTGGTTGAATTGTAGCAACAGAACCAATACCTGTAGCGCCTGATGCTAAAAGTTTCGCTTCATCACCACCTGATTCAGCGTTCGAAATAACTTCGTTATTTGCGAAATTACTTCCTCTCAAATATTTGACCATAAGAGTAGGATTAGTCTGCGTGTCGTCGGTAGCAATTACTTTAGCGCGAACTTTTGATGAACCTGCAACGTTACGAATAACAGCATTCTCATAATCCTCCAAGTCCACGTCCGCACCATTATATGCAGTTTGCAATTTTATAAATGGAACTTTTAAATCATATGTGATGTGACCACCGAAAACTGGTGAGCCATTTTGAAAGATGTGATCACCGAACTGTTTTATCTGATTTTGCAAAATACTCTGAATTTGTGTAAGTTCGCGAGCCTGAACTGCAAATCCAGGTCGAAATAAAACACGCATGTAATTGTTTTCCTTTGCACCATTCGAGGCAAGGAAATCATCAAAAAATGGTTCTACATTAAAGTCTATTGCCATGTGTTAGTTCCTAAAAGCGAAGTACGATTTTAAATTGCTGATGTTCATCTGGATCGCGATTGATTGCTGCTGAATTTTGCATATAAAGAAGTTTACCACTATAAGATTTTAATCCAGATTCGTCTTGAGCAATAACTGTCGCCGTAGCACCAGAGGTATTACCTGTGATTGCAAAAGAAGAATTTGAAACATTAACAGTACCGTCATTACTCACGTTATTCACATAGATCTCTCCATTCGCTGTATCATAAAAATCCACAATCGCTGATAGATTAGAGAGGGCTAAACTTGCCCCTGAAAATACAATTTCTCTATGAGCGAATGTTCCAGTAGGAGATACTAGGAAATATTTAGTCGTAGATCTATGGACGCTTGCAGATGCGACAATATTTGTGGATAATTTAGGATCTTGTAAGAGAGTGATTTGTCTATATTGGCTTCCACCAGAGTTTTGTGTCGGTATCAGACCATTTTCATTCCCCTCGATAGACACACTAATCATAAGCGAGGATGCGCCCAATTCGCTCGATACATTCGATCCATGACCTCCAGGAGGTCCTATAATAGCCACTAAGTTTGCATTTGCTGTATTTGGCGTTTTGTTTGCATCGATTATCGATATGGTCGCACGAGTGTAGTTATTACCACCAGAAATAATTGAAGTTCCTACGATATTGCCGCCATTCGCTGCGCTAGAATGAACATTTACTCGAATATTAGCGTCAGTACCGTCTCCACCCACAGTAATGATGTTTAAAAAGTTATTGTTGACATTAGCATTAAATCCTGCACCTGTGTTCGCAAGTTTTATAATATCAATACGACCGTTTCTAGCTGCAGCGGTAACATTATCCTCAACCACGACTGGCATATATTGATTCGTGAAGAACTTTTCTTTCAGCCCAGTAGGAATATTATACATATACTTCCATCGATATCCATCACCAGTCTCAATAAACGGACTCTCTGGGAGCTGGCCACCAATATCTATCTCTGGCATAATTGTTGAGTTCGCGTTAGCATTATTGAATAAGCATTTAAAGACTTGGTCTTTTGTATTGCGTGCATAAAATTTATTGTCATAAGTAATATTCGCTGTGTTTGCTTTAGCAAATAAATCTAAATCTTGAGTATACTCAGCGTAGATTGTTCCATTTGACCAATCGACTCTTGGAATAACGAGATTCATATCTGCTGCAGTGACACGTTTCATAGCCAACATATCATTCCAAACTGCATAAAATGCATTCGAGGATTCAGTTGCAGCTGGAACTGCATCACTATTTGGCCAAGAGTATTGACGACCAATCGTTACATATAAACTCGCCAAACTGGCAGAGACATAATACTCGAACGCTCGAGCATTGAAGGTTCCAAAATTTCTAGTAAATAATGATGACATTTATTATCCTCAAGTTCTTATAATCTTATATTCAACGTTATTAAATTGCGGAATAACCTCGTATACAAGAGAAGGTACAGTTGGTTTTCCAAAATTTTGAGCATTTGTAGTATCAATCGTTAAATTAGTTGTGTTCGTTATCCCAGTGCTCGAGTTTACAGTAATCAAATTTCCAGTTATATCATTGATTGTTTTAAGAAGCGTCGTTCCATCAACCTTTAATCTAATTTTATCGTTGGTTGTGATAAATTTTGCAACAACATTTGTATTACCGACGACTTTTATTATTGCATTACCGCTTTGAATATGCGCACGACCCTCTCCTATCAAAATACAAGGACTTTCAATATTTAGTGAGTTATTATTAGCAATTACAGTAATTGTTTTAGCAAATGATCTTGTTGCATTTGAAGAGTTTACTATAATTATGTCGTTTACATTTGCGATTACATCAAAGCTCTCTGCACCACCTATTACATTATTTGCCTCGTATGTAATTGAACAATTACCTATAAATGTGTTAGAAGGTACTACAATCGCATGGCTATTTGTATTTACGATTGGACCAGCAGTGTGAATAACTGGTACAACATGTATTGGAAGTAATTTTGTGCCTGTCGGGTGCGAAACATCGAAAATCGTTTTCTTGTATGTATCAAAGCTCTCTTCAGAAACTAACGAATACGAGAAATTATGGTATCGATCGCTGTCTTGCAATCGTTTTTCTGAACTTACATGTCCATCTGTATTTAAATAAAACCCATTAAAACGAATCAAACCATTCAAAAATTCAGCATTAGCCTTTGCTTTAGCATTTCCGTAAGATACTGGATAAGTTTTTCCATATGCATTGGCATTAGCAGTCGCGATTCCAGTATTATGGATGTTAGAGAATATACCAATTTGATTGGCACGTGTTACCACAATATCACCTGCTGTTGGCGTTCCTGAATAATTGAATACACGAAGAACTGTATTTGATTCATATAATCCATCAACAATACCAGTAAACGTTCTAGCATTGTTTGGTCCTTGAAAAATTACATCATTTTCTTTTATACTAGAGATATTTGTTGTGTTACCAGAGATGAATAAATCAAAAATCTTTAATGAAACATTTGGTCTCAAGATGTAATCTGAACCACGATCTATAAGAGTAAAATCAATGATTTCGCCTAAAAGACCCGCAGTAGCATTTATCTGCTCTCCATCACCAAGTAAATATGCTCGTAAAACAGCACCACTTCCAGCTCCACCTACTGTAACTGTTGGAGCAACTGGATACCCTTCACCTCTATTCGATATCGCGATTGCAGTGATTGCGCCACCAGCCCCAACAGAGGAAACAGTTGCAGCAGCACCAAATCCTGTACCGCCGAATATTAATGGAGTGCTGACAGTGTATCCAGATCCACCGTTCTCAATCTCAATTTGTGCAATAACTCCCATACTTGAAATAACAGGTCGATTGTCTATTCTCAATGTCTTATTTAAAATGTTTAATTCATTAATATTAGTTTCAAATGGTCTGTCTAAAAATACAGTGCGTGTTGCGCCGTCATAATCTATAATTGTTCTAAATTGATGCTCTAGTTTTATTCTTCTTCTAGAATAAAAATCATTAATTGAAGAAAATTCTGATGAAAGTCTGAATGATGCATTAGATTTGTTATAACTGAAAAATTTACCAGGAGTGAGTGACACAAACCCAGAAATAGATAAATCACTTTCATATAACGATGCAACGTTTAATAATGCAGGGGGATCGCTATCGAAATCTGCTCCTCCCGAAATAATTGTTGTAGTTTGAATTGGATATAAAGTCAATGTTTCATAATAAAATGCACCACCAACTCTAGAGTCAATCGATGTAGTTAGCATTAAGCTGCTTGTTGCATCTGGTGCTGTGGTAAGAGTAGAATTTGCGTTTAATTTTTTATCTGTCGCTGCAGCGCTGAAGGCAACGGTAACAGTTAAATGTTTAGAATTCGTTACAGAGGCAATAGTTCTTAATTCGCCATTAATCTCAATATCTTTGCCAGCTGTCAAATATGTGTAGAATCCAGGAACGCCAGCCGTAAAATCAGCAAAATTTTGATACGAAGTGTTTGCTTCAACATTTATACCAGAAATATTAACAGTTCCAATCAATGAGGTGTTTGAATTACATATTGCCATGTTATTCGCACCAATATAATCAGCTATAACGACCGCATTAATTTTTGCTCCAGTACCATCTGCTCCAGTGCCACTTACGATTCGTATCACATAATTATTATAAAAATCATTAGAGGAACTAATTGTAGGATTTGCAGCAATATTAATCGTTGTTTGTGTTGACCCTGCAGAAGTAGCAGTAAATAGTGTGGTTGGTGATGTATTGTCAAAATCAAAATGATTTTCGTATAGATAATTATTTGATTTAAATGTTATCGCGTCTGTATTAAAGGGAATAGATATAATGTTTCCAGCAGCTGCAGTTGTATCAATGGCAGTTACAATTATATTTCCACCAGAGCCATTGCCCAAACCATCAAATGTTCCAGTTACTGGATTTGGTGTTATAATATCAACATATGTATTCGGGTATGTACTAAATCCATAGCCTTTTCTAATTATTGTTGTAGAATCTAATGAGGCTGTTGTCACATTACCGACAAGTGCAACTGCTTTTCTTTTTGTCAAAGAATTTAAATTTTGACCACCATTTATAACTACTGGGTCACCAGTTTGATATCGTTTACCTCTTCGACGAGGATTAATTTTAAGGTTAGAAAGGCTTCCAATAATTTTTTCTCTAAAAAATTGTGCGTCTCCATTTTGATCGATATATGGAATTTCAAGAACCTCATTATTAAAAAATGCTCTTGTAACACTTGACACATAAATCTCATATATTTCTTTACTTGAAGAGACATCTATTGTCTTATAGGCTCGTTCTACAATACATGATGCGCGCGATACCAAACCTGTTGCGCGTTGGTTTTTTAATTGTGTCAGAATTACACTAGAGTTTTCAGGCGATGATGTTAAACGAAATGCTTGTGGGAGAATCCATTTTCCGTCTGAAGCACGTAGGATTTGTAATTTTGGGAAAAAAATATCTAAATCTTTATTGTATAAAACACGAAAAAGGAATTTGAACGAATCAGGTGTTCCCTTCTTTGTATAAAAATCTCTTGCAGCTTTTATAATTCTTTCTGTTGACAGTTCAGATTCTTCAGGGAAAGATGGTAGTATTTTGGTACGAAAATACTTTAAAAGATCACTACGGGTAAAATCCACATTGTAGTTATCTTCAAACGTTTTAAGTTCATAGATTGGCTTTCCTGGCTGCTCTAAAAACTCATAATATTTTTCTATAAATTCAGCGAATACAGGATAATCTGAGCGAATAAACTCAGGAAGTTGTGAATTGATTAGTGTTGAAACTCTGTCTAAACTTGACATGTTATGTCGCTTTTATAACTTCAATTGAAACTTGTGATTGATTTTCTATATCAAGTGTAATGATTGTGTTACGTTCTGAACTAAACAATGTATTTTTTGGTTTTGCAAAAAACTTTAAAGTTTTGAATGTGTCTTTGATATCAATCGGTTTAAATTGCGATAAAGTTATTACACCATTTATATAATCTATTGTTCCTGCATTATTTGAATAAACAATTTTTATATTATTATTGTCAAAATAAAATGATCGTAAAGTTCCTGTCGTATTTTGAATTAATGGTTTTAATATTATATTTGGTAAAAGATTATTGTCTTGGTCATATGCTTTAATTACAGCAGTTGTATAGTCAGAACCTGGCTTTAAAATGTTCACAGCTGTAATTTTCTGGTTGGTGATAGTAGCAGTTATAGATGCACCAACGCCATCTCCGATTACATCTAATCTTGGAGTTTGAATCAATCCAGAGCCACCGAGAACTACCTGTACAGTAGAAATACCTGTTGATGATAGTGGAACTTCTTCAAAATAAAACTCGCGAAGTATTCCGTCATTGTCATAAGCTGTATATGCAGGACTCGAGCTTATTCTATCTGCACCTGTTGAGCGTTTCAGCTCTGTATAAAATTTGATAGTATAATTTCTAGAAACATCTAAAACAGGGGTTAAACGTTTTTCAATTTTTACTTCAATGTCATTACTCATGATAGATGGATGAGCCATATCAACCTCATGCATTAATCTAGAAACTTTGAAATATGAATTAAATTGATCAAGATTAGTATTTGCATAATTATTAATGCGAGTTCGAATAAGAGTTGAGAGTTCTCCAGGTGTTAATGTTGTTGCTGTTGGATCATATGTTGCTCGTACATCTAAATTTAAAAAATTAAAATCTGGATCAATAAATTCTGGTGTAACTGTGAGAATGCTAATTGGATTAATTATTTCATTTAAAATAAAATCTTTTTCAGATCTAGAGATTTCATACCCTGCTGCAGGTTTTGCAGAAATGAAAACTTTTCCATATACTGGTGGTAAATTTTCTTCACCGCCCCACACATTTACAGCTTCAAATGATGGATATCTTTGTTGAATTAGAGCAATATAATCATTTTTTGTAACAGCGCGACCGTTTGATGCAAATGTTTTTGGTGCTAAATTTTTAATACTCTCTATTGTTTCGATTTCAGCACCACCAACAGCAACTTGATCTACAACAATTGTTGCATTAGTTAAACCACCAACAGGACTTAATAATTTAAATGATGATGCTTTGTTTGCCTTTATTCCATTGCTAATTAAATATGTTACAATAACTAAATTACCATCATCAAGTTTTTTACCAATTATATCGTCTCCGAAATAAATTTTATAATTACCATTAGATATTTCGTTTAGAAAAAATACTTTGCTATTTGCAGTAAGAGAGGAGGTGTTGGAAGCGAATGTAAATGTTCGCTGAGAAAGGTCGCCTGCAGATGTTTGCACAATAACCTCGAGTGTAGAGGTATCAATCTTTGAATCATTCAATGTAAATTCTTGTAGCGGATTAATTAGTTGGCTGTATACAAAAACTTGTGTAGATGGAGTTCCCTCAAAAATATTCAGGTCTGAGAATAAAAATTGATTATTCGCTTTCGAAACTGTAATTTCATCTAGATTTGTAAATGTATAGTTTACACCATCAAGAGCAGATGAAACAAATTGCGTAAATTTAGGCAATGTCAATGATGTGATGCTTCCAATACTTGGATTATTTGCTAATGTAAAACTTAAATCTATTCTTGCTCTAGAACTACGAGTTGAAGATGGCGTATAACCAAGCATTTTTGCATGAGAGATAACAGAGTCGCGAAGTGATGCCGTATCTAAAAATGATTCATTAGAAACCATATTCATATAAAATGACAGGTAATGTGTATTATATGACAATAGATCAATTAATTGAGATAATGCAGATCCCTCAAAGTCGTAATCTGAGAATGTATTTTGGGATCGTAAAAAATTCTTCAAACTTTCTTTAATTGTAAAGAAATCTGGATCAGAAATTATAAGTTTGCTTTCAACATTTGCCATTTTATCTTAACCTTTGCAAGAATAAGCCTATACTGAACGGAGTTGCTATGTTTAGTAAAAAAAATCGAATAGTAACATCGAATCCATTATTTTGAAAATTTGGTTCGACATTGATTAAATCGATTTGTATTCTACGTTCAAAATTTTGAAGAGCATTAAGTATCTCATCTTTAATGTTAGAAGCTGTCATATCATCTAATGGTTCGAATAATAACGAATATACTCCGCTACCAAATTTAGGGATAAAGCGGCGTTCTCCAAAATTAGTTAAAATTATATTTCTAACTGAACTACTAATCGCATGCTCGTTTAATTTTAGCGTAACATCTTTTTTTACTGGATGTTTACTAAAATTTAGATCTAAATCCGAAAAAATTCGAGTCTCTCGCTGCATTTTTATTCCTCTATCCGTTATTTAGGTCTTAGATGGACGAACAATTGTAACGATTGGACAACCTGCTGCAGTCACTATCGATACGTCTCCAATACGACCATCACCCAGATTTAATTGTGGATCAGGTGGTTGCACTGCTCCCACAAATCTTAATGCAGAGGCTATATTATCATACACAAAATTTACATGATCATTAGCCCATAAAACAACATCTCCAGCTCTTGCATCTTGTGGGTTCACACGAACAAATCGATAGTCGTCAATACGAAGTTCAACATCTCTCGAATATGGAGTTTGAACATATCGATATCCATTTTGTTTTAATCCAAAATTAACGAATGCCATCGCCCAGTTAGTTTGATCGCTTAAAGTCCAATATTCTCGTGTGAACCCTAAATTTCTCCATAAATCGATTATATTATGATTTGATGGTTGTATCACCTTTGATGTTTCAACTCCAGTTTCTCTCCAATAACCCTTTGATGCTAAATCAAGCTGCTTGTCCAGCCATTTTTTTATATCTGCTGTTTCGTTTAATACAATTATGCTCTTTCCAACAATATTTTTAAGTATACGATCGGAACCTGATTTCGGGGCTGGAGCAATGAATTGCTTAACATTTTTAAAGGCTGCTGGAAATTTATATGGGTCAGCTTGATACTTTTTCAAAATATTAGTATTTTCTTTATTAATTTCAGCTGAAAATCTTACAACTCGATCTGCCTCTAAAAACTTCTGAGATAAAGTAGGTGAACCACGTTTTACAATTGATGTTTGTGCTATTGATGTTCCTGTGTTGCTATGTGTTGCAGCCATAATTGTAGAGGTCTGTGCTATATCAAATTTAAGAGTGTTAGCCTTTATATTAAACGAATCAGCAACAGAAAAATTAACATTTCCGCTAATTTTTGCATTTAAATCGTTTTCTATTTGTAGATTACAGTTACCAACAATTCTAACGTTAGTGTTTGATTCTAATACGATATTGACCATACCTGCGACATATAAATGATCATCACTCATAATAAGTTTATAATTATTTTTAACAATCTTCTCAACCTTTGTTCCGCTCGGATACCATTCAACAAAACTTCCTGCTCTATGTGCAATGTGTACACGCTCCATAAGAGGTGTATCATCCATTTCAATAACATGCCCTGATTCAGTTTCTGTTACCTTATTAAATGGATATTCTGTAGAATTAATTGGATTGGGTTCAGCCCAAGATTCATCATTGGCGCCTAATGCATTTATCAAAGAACGTTCTCTAAATTTTTGAATAATTGTTTTATCGGTATTTGTTATCAAATCACTTAAAGTTGATTTCCCTAGATCATCAACATTTGGATAATTTAATGACTTAGCGTCACTATCCTCTGATAAATTTGATTCAAAAACCTGTACCCCAACACCAGAGCCTGCGACAGTCATTGGTGTTATATTTGTTAGAGTGTTTGCTCGAGCCGCGATTACTTCGCTTCTGGGGATCGATTTGAATAAATTTGCGGCAGCATGCGCTAAACCATCTTCACTTCTGATATATTTTCCTGTTGATGATCTAAGCATGTCAGCACTTAGGAGTTGAGATGCACCAACAATATTGTTTGAAATAATAGCTGATTGAACACCCGACTTTCTGAAGTCTGTTTTGGTGCCCATATGATATGCATTAAGAGTCAGACCAGCTTTTTGTGTGGCATTAAGTGTATTCCAAACATTGCTCTCAATAGAAAACTCAGCGCGTTGTAATGATGAAATCACATCTAAATTTAATAGTGCTCGAGCCTGAACTTCAGTAATAGTTGTATTTGCGCCATTTAAACCACGAATAATAATCGTATCATTATTAGGAATATCGATAAATCCTGTATTAATCTCGCTCTGAGTAAATTTATGACTATAACCAACAATGTTTTGCTGATCATCAGTAAGTGATGGTTTTGCACTAAGAGAAAGTGGAAGATGTATGATAATATTATTGATTACTAATTCTATAATGCCAACGCCATCATTAACAATATTTCCACTTACATTTGTATAATATCCAGTTTTGGACTCAGGATAATCGATTGAAGATGGTTTTTGTGGTGAGTTACGAATTTGTTCAGCGTTTCTTAAATCATTAAACCCAATATCTTCTATTTTAGGAAACTGATTAATTCCAGGTAAAACACCTAATATTGCTGGAGATTGACTATATGAACCATCAAGGTAAAATCCAATTACATATTCACCTTCTTTGGGAGTTGAGAACGTTCCACTATTATTAATCGAATACACAGGAATAGCCCAAGGTAAATCCTCTGATGGAATGAGATTTAAATCTGAAGTGTGTATTCCAAATATGCGAACACGACATCTCCCGAGTTTCTCAGGGTCATTTCTGTCTTCAACAACTCCAATCCACCATTGGAATCCATCTTGACCAATAAAATTTTTACGAATTTTCATGAGTTAATCGCTGTGCTCCAATTTGTATTAGTAATTGGATTTATACTGAAATCTATACTAGATGAATCTTTACACAACTGCGCATAACAACAATATTTTGTATTTAATAATTGATGCCTTAATCCTGTTATTAGATATTTACCAGACAAATATTTGTCTTCATTTAAATTTTTAACCTCTGTACTGGCATCATTTGTTGGGATACTAATATAGACAATGTCTCCGACAGACAATGCACTATTACCAGGAATATCGATGTGCAATCGTGTATTGTTTAATAATGCGAGCCTAGAAGCTCTCATTAGCAGCCATCTATTCATAAGATCCTCTTGAAAAGCTGGAAACATTCGAATGTATCCAGATGCTTGGTCAATAGATGTTCCCATTCGATTTTTAGCCAAATTATACGGCAAAAAATTGTTTAAGGTTTTATATCGACTCTGAGATATCGACATTGCTTCACCCTCAACATTTCTATTCAATAAATCAAGTTTTATTAATTGGGAAAAAAATGCACCGTTACTAATGCTATCTAAAGCGTCAAACACTTGCCTAAATTCCATTTCATCTAATTTATTTTGTTGTGATTGAATATTCTCAAAAGATTGCATATTTTTCGCAGAATAATATAATTTTGTTTTAGGTTGTTGTGAGTATATTGTGCTTAATGATATAAAATTATATCCATTAACACTCTCATAAAAGAAAAATCCTGGTGATAAGCCAGAGGTATCTAATGCAAAAGATGATATCCAATTTATTGCTTCCAACGGTCTTAAATTTGGAACTATAAGTGGATTTTTTTCAGGAGCAAGCAATAATGTCGATGCTTCTATATTTTTTGCTTGAAATTTTTTATTTGGAATTTTTAAGTAATCATTTGCGATATTAATTACAATATCAGATAATCTTGCTTCTTTGTAAGACCTTGATACAAAAACTTGCTGGCTTAACAAAAATTCTTCTGAGCAAAAATGAATTTTATATGTGGCGCTTGAAGTACCACGTAAACCATACTCACTTATTTTATATATTCGAAAAACTTTTTGAAATTTTATGTTACCTGGAGTTTTGAATACAATTGAAATAAACTCATTACCATACATATTTAATCGAGTAATAATTTCACTCGAATCAGTTATATATATATCACCATTCATAACATTATTAAAAAGGTCTTCATATATATTAAGTTCAGTAAAAATATAATCAATACCAATAGTGATTCCTGCAGAGTTAATAATTTTTAACTCATCGAGTATAAAATCGTATGGTGAAAGCGCACCATCTACAGAGGATTCTCCACTTCCATTTATTACCATTTTATATTGCCGTCATTAATGATGAAAATTGATTCTCTATGGTGTTTATAATGGAAGAATTTGGAATAATAATTTTACGTCTATTTTCATTTAATTCTAACTCATAATCATAAATTGACACTGGAGCGATTGTTGTGGACACAGTTAGAGTTGTATTACTTCCATCTATTGAACTTATCACATTAAAGGTATTAGAGTATGATGTATTTGTATTAATTGCAACAACATTTTTTGTTGCATAATTATATGAGTTTGCAGTCACTCTAAATTTTCTTGTCTCACTAAAACTTGGATTATCAGCTGTTCGACGCACCTCTGTTGCTTGGAAATGACTGGTTGTATTTGAAGCCCATTGATATCCATCTAAATTATTTGTAATACCAATAATTGAATGCGTTTGCGCCGAGGAAACTCCTGAAATATTTCTACTGTTTGCTAGCACTTGTGTAGGGAATTTAATTTGCAAAACTTTAGTACCAGAATTATATGCAACAACTTTTGCCTCCATTGTCGATTCGACATATGTAGATCCTTGAAATACGACTTCATCAACAGTATAATTTGAGGGATATGACTCAGTTGTGTTCAGACTAACAGTTAAAGATGCATATTTTTGTTTAATGTATTTTTCAAAATCAAAGGGACCCATTGCCCAATCAAATTGCGGATCAATAAGTTTATTGGCCAGTAAAATAATCCATTGTTTTTCTGGATCACCATACACTCGATGCGCTATTTGTTCTGGAGTTTCGCCGCCTTTTATCTCATACTTAAAGTATAAACTAGACTGTGTAATTACAGATTCTAAAAATTTTATACTTGTAGTAATATCAGGCACGATTTTTGCATCGTTACCTTCTTTATTAATCGAGTAAAATACTCGCGGAAATTTAGCAAAATATGACATTAGTATCCATTTTGAATATCCAATTTAGAAAGAATTATTGATTCCATAAACTCCATTGATAATCTAATCGAAACAGGTTGACCATCTCTAAATGTAGCGAAAGTTGGAGTATCAGCGGAATATTCAACTTGTACCGATGTTAACATGCATGGTGCAATTCTAGGTAAGGCTGAATTTTCTTGAAACTTTCCAGTTACCTTTCTTCTTAAAAATTCTATTTCAAAAAGATTTGGTGGAACAAGATATCTTGTTCCAGTTCCACCTGCCACTGGGTCGGAATCAACAGATTGACCTCTATCAGCACTCTCAGAATGCGAATGAAATCGAAAGGTTTTAATGATATTTAAAAGTTCGTCAGATTCTTTTTGATTTCTTGGGACAAATGTGAATACAAACTGAAATCTTCTATTCTGACTTCCTCCATAAATCTGCTCGAGCATTGGATTTAATGCATACCCAAGACCAGCTAAAAATGCTTCAGTAGGTCGTGTTCCAAATATACCAGCTCTACCAGCGAGCTCTGCAACTATTTCCGCCTCGGCTAAGTTTGGAACGTTAAGTGAAGGTGCTAAAGGATTCGCAGCTGTGAATAAACCCGCTCGTCCTGCTGCTTGATTTATTGAAATTGGTTGATAATCATGTCTATCTATATTAGTAACGAGTTCAGGCATGTATAGCAATATTGTGTTTTTTAAGTCTTTTGTTCTTTTTCCGTAACTAGCATCTTCAAGAGATGCACCAGGTGTTCCTCCACCTATAAAAGATAAACCAAATCTACCTAAAACAGCTAAATTTTCGATTGTCTCTGCACTGGTTCCTGGAGGAAGTCTAAGAAAAGCGAGCGCAGGGGGAGATGCAGCGATGCTACGAGATGCACCGAAGGTTGCAAAAGCAGCTGCATTCACAGGAAAATTTCTTCCATTCGAATTCAGATATTGCGATGGTGGTTGTTTTACTATTGGTGTTTCACTTACGACATTTAATTTTGCTTTATTCTGCGCATATACTTTAAATCGCACCGCATTTTTATACATCCCTGATTGGTCGCCTAACTCTTGAGGGAAATATAGATGTTTTCTATTGTTAATTTCACCATAGTCTCTTTCTAATCTTTGAGCATCTGTTGACATTGAATATTCCTATAAATAAATGATGGCTTACAGTGGTAAATTTAGTCCAAAAAACACTAAGAAATATTTAGGTGATCCCACGAATATCTGGTATAGGTCGTTATGGGAACGCCGAGTAATGGTGCATTTAGATGAAAACACTAGTGTAATTGGTTGGTCTAATGAAGAGATCGTTATTCCTTATTTATCGCCAGTCGACAATCGTTGGCATCGTTATTTTCCTGACTTTTATGTCAAAGTTCAGAACAAACAAGGGATGATAGAAAACTTAATATTAGAGGTTAAACCAAAAAGTCAAGCAATTCCGCCAAAGATTAAAAACAAAGTTACAACACAGTATATTAAAGAGGTCGCCACGTGGGGTGTTAACGAAGCAAAGTGGAAGGCTGCACAAGAGTATTGTAAGGATAGAAACTGGAGATTCGATCTAATTACTGAAGATCAATTAAGGATATAATGGCAGCGCTTTTAGAAAAAATCACACGTGAGATGTCTAAAAAAGGCATCAAACCTCGAACTGAAGAAGCAAAATTATTTGCTCAACAAATGATTTCGAAGGCTTCGATTCCAATGAATCGATCAAATGTGCTAAACGATGCAAAACGTATTACGGCATTCGCAGCAGTTGGTCGTATGTTTATGTTTAGATACGATCCACTCACTAAAGAAAAACTTCCACAATGGGATGAGTTTCCTTTGGTGATTCCTACAACAGTAACGGGCGATGGATTTACAGGTATAAATCTACACTTTTTAGATGTTGATAATCGTATATCTATCTTAGATGGGCTATCAATCTTTTTAAATAATGATAAATATGATAATTCTACGAGATTTTTACTTTCATATGATTTACTTAAAACTATGAGTCGATTTTCTTCAATACGCGATTGCATTAGAAGGTATCTATACGATCAAATGGTCTCTCCGTTGCTTTATGTCGAACCTAATAATTGGCAAACAGCAATATTTTTACCTGTAGCAAATATGAGGAGCTATGGTTGATGTCTCTAAACCCGAAAAAACTATTAAACATTAATAATTTTTTATCCGAGGTGCGAAAAAATGGATTCACTCGAGATAATAGAACTGTAGTTGCCATTCTCCCACCTGCAGAGTTACGAGACATATTTAAGTTCAAACTCCCATCATTATTTCGTAACGATTTTCTCACCTTTTATGCACAGTCTGCGGCTTTTCCTGGAGTCAAGTTAGGCACTCTTGCAACAAATTATGGTGGACCACTTATTGAATATGCGAGAAGCACAGATTATGACAATACACAAATTATGTTTATGCTTGACGACGAAATGAGACAAAAAACGTTTTTTGATGCATGGATGAATTTAGTAAACCCAAAAGAAAATAAATTTGATTTTCGTTATAGAGATGAATATATAGGTGAAATGTTAATTTCTCAAGTATCCGAAACTGGAAAATATTATTCATATGCTGTAAAACTTTTTGAAGTTTTTCCAGTTGCTATGAATGAGATTCGTTCAGACTGGATTAATGCTGGTGATGCATCTAGACTTGAAGTGAATTTTTCCTATCGATATTGGAAAAATTTAAGATCAGATAAATTCGAGAGAGATGATGCAGATGCTGATGAGATATTAGAAAGAATCGATGTAATTGGAGAAAGAAAACCTGTAGAGGTTCTTGAAGGTATCGATGTGATCGGAAGAAGAAATGAATCTGAGATACTTGAAAGTATCGATGTGATCGGAAGAAGAAATCAATCTGAGATACTTGAAGGTATCAATGTGATTGGAAGAAGAAAAAAACGTACATAATAGATTATATTCATAATATGGAGTAAATTATGCCATTACCAAAAATTGAATTGCCAACTTATAAATTAAGACTAAATTCATTAGAAAAAGAGATAACATTTAGACCCTTTGTCGTGAAAGAAGAAAAAATTCTTTTAATGGCATTGGAGTCTAATGATTATGAAAACAGTTTGGATGCGATCAAACAAATCATTCACAATTGTGTTTTAGATGAATTGAATGTCGATTTATTACCATTATATGAGATTGAATACTTGTTCTTAAATTTAAGAGCAAGATCTATTGGTGAAGTGGTTTCACTTCAATTTATTTGTGAGCATGTTAATGAAAATAATAAAACGTGTAAAGGGAAAATGGAACTAGATGTTGATTTATTAAAAGTTGCAATGGAACATAAACCATTCAGTAATAATATAAAATTAACTGATAGTGTTGGCATAAAATTGCGTTATCCGACATTTAATATTTCAAAAATTTTGATTGAAAAATCTGACACAAAAGATATGCCGATCGAAATTCTTAAGGAGTGCACTGAATATCTCTATGATGAAGAACAAGTTTATAAATTGAATGAAATGTTAGAGAATGAATTTGAAAATTTTATTAATAATTTGACCACTGATCAGTATAAAAAAATTAAAAATTTCTTTACAGAAATGCCCATGCTTCGTCACGAATCAACATTAGTTTGTAAAAAGTGTGGTAAAGAACACTTTATCAAACTGGAGGGTCTCCTCGATTTTTTCGTATAAGCCTTCGTAATGAAAAATTGAAATCTTATTATATGACTAATTTTGCGTTGATGCAGTTTCATAATTATTCTCTTACGGAACTTGAGCAAATGCTTCCGTGGGAAAGAGCAATGTATGTTTCTTTGATTGCAAATCAAGTGAAAGAAGAAAACGACAGAATACGAGAACGACAATTAAAGAGAAAAAAATAAATGGCATATACTCCAAGTATCGATACTCTACGTGGTAATTTTTCTAGTTTTGCTGCTAGAGGAGCAGAACCATCCTTTCGATTCTCACAACGATTTGGTGGTTTTCAGGGATCACTAGATGTGGCGCGACAATTTGGAGGTGAGCCAGATGATGCGATACGGAGAGCAGTTCCAGATTTTAGATCATTTGCCAATAAATTAAATAGAAGAGATGATGAGCCTATCGAACCTACTACAAATCCTACATTCACATCAAATAGTTTTGCTGAACTAGAAACAAAATCTGAACCAACGACATCAACTGTTCCACAAGATTTTTTGGACAACTTAACTGCATCTAAAAGTTATATAGAAAGAACTGAAAGTGATGATGGCTTATTAAATGCTGCTGCAACATTAAGAAGCACTGAAGATACAGCAGCAACCTTAGCACAAAATCCGTCATTTAGTCCAGCTCAAATCCAAGCAATTTTAGACAGAGCTCGTAATGCTTCTGGCTTTACAAGAATTACTTCAGGATTACGACAACCAAATCTAGATCGATCACTTATCGCTCCATTTCTGGGACAAGAAATTATCGAAAGAATCGATGATGGTGAACGATCAATAATAACAGAACCTCAGCCTACATTATTACCTGAACCTGTTCCTGCACCCGAACCTGCATTATTACCTGAACCTGTTCCTGCACCCGAACCTGTCGCTCTCCCACAACCATTCATTCCATTTGTGCCACCAGCTCCAGCTGTTAGACCTGAGCCAACATTCACCAGAGCCTCTCGGAGAAGTTCCATGGATGATGAAGAAGAAATTGAATCAATAGATGTAATCGGTAGGCGTAATGCGGGTGGTGACGAGGAAATTGAATCAATAGATATAATAGGCAAAGGTAGACGTGGTGTGGGTGGTGACGGGCAAATAGAATCAATAGATGTACAAGGATCTAGACTCTATGATCGTCCAGACAATCCATATGAGAGATTTAAAGCACTATACGCTGATTTTTATACTGGTGGGCGAGGCGCAGAAACATTAAAAGAATTTAATCGTTTAGAGGATAGTGGCGAAATAGATAAAATCGCATTAAATTCTAAACGACTTCGTCCAGTTTCTGATGAAAATTTAATGCGTAGTGACACTAATGCAATTATTAATGCCAAAAATGAAAAAGACTCTCTTATTAATGAAACACCATTTTATGAACGTAATAGTGATATGGGCAGAGGCACAACTGTGATTAATAATAACAGCACACAAATGCTTGCACCAAATTCCTCTGATGGTTCTAAAACTTCTAGAGTGTTTAGTGATGACAGCACATTCAATCGTCATGCCGCTGCTGATTTATTTCATCCAAATTACGGACCATAAAAAAAGGCGCACCGAAGTGCGCCCGAAAACATCTATAGTTTTCTGAATTGTATTACTCTGCGGCAAGTTTCTCAAAAAATGCCATGTCATCGTCTTCAACAGTGACATCTTCAGCAGTAACCTTCTTTGCTGGAGCTGAACGAACGACAGGAGCATCTGCTTCTTCATCATCGATCTTCTTAGCAACAACTGCAGCAGATCCACCAGCACCAAGCACACGCTCTAATTTTGCCTTTAATTCATCATATGACTTAAAATTATCAGGCTTTAAGAAGTCTTTGAGTGAATGTGTGGACTTCCAGACCTTCTCAATTTGAGCATCATCACCAGCAAATAATGCAGCAGGAGAATCAAACTCCGACTTATCATAGTTGCGATAGCCTTCGACATTGCGAATCTTGACCTTGAAGTTTGCACCCTTCCAGAAATCAAAAGGATTTAATGGAGTCTCATCAGCAAATTGTGGCTCTAGTTTCTCTTTGACCTTATCAAAGATTTTCTTACCAAATTTGTAAAGGAAAACTTTTCCTTCATTCTGAGGACGCTTTGGATCAGAAACGACAAGAATATTGCTAATGTAAGTCAGCTTGCGCTTTTGCTTTCGCGCGATTTCTTTATTGGCTTCAATGCCAGAGTTCCAGAGAACTGTATTGTATTCAGAAACAGGATCATTCTTTCCAAGAGTTGTGAGAGAGTTCTCAATGTACCAACCACCTGGACCTTGAAATCCATGCGACCAAACTTGTACCCATGGTAATCCATCTTCACCATCAACTGCTGGCGTATCAAGAAATCGAATCACTGCGTAACCATTTCCTGCAGCATCCACTTCAGGTTGCCAGAAACGATCATCAATATTTGATTTATTTGAGTTGCCAGAAGAAGAGGCTTCGACTGCTTTCTTTAATTTATCAAGAGATGAACCCTTGTTTTTTAGATTTGATAGACTCATATGTATTACTCCGTATTGCGTTGTATTAAATGTATTTCGTCTTGTCCACTTTTTTCATTACCATATCATTATATAGTATTTTCGTTACCAAGTAAAGTTTTCTTTGTCAAAGATTTGTACTTGTCAACGTTTACATTCAAGAATGCTCCGTACTTACGAATCTTTCTTGATACTTTGGGATAGATGATATCATCAGAGATCTTCTTGTCCCAAATTCTTATAAAGTCAAAGATGTTATTTAAAATTACCATCGTTTCAATTGTTATTTCTTTTTGCATAAATGCAATGAGTAATTTCGGAAACTGTCCATCATCAACTTTAAATAAATCATTGAAACTTTCTTTTGTTGCAATTTTTTGCAAGTCCTCGACATAGACTTTGCTCATCGAATCTGTTCTTCGTCTCCAATCTCGATATGCTTGCTCAGCCTCCTCTTCAAGGAGTGACTTGGTCCAATTATCGTCGCGGTCAACAAAATTAGCCACCAGAAATGGAACCATTTCCTCGTCGCGATACTTGCGCGCAAGGCGGTGGAATAGAAATTTATCACGACGTTTTTGAAACGCATCTACGGATATTCTCGTTTTACCATCATATTGAAAGAAGTTATATTGTTCTGAACTGAAATGCAATTTGATGGCTTGATATAATCCGTAAAGATCATATCCATTCATAACGGAAGTTTGCCACCTCTCGGAAGAAATCGCATTTCCATTGCCTCACCTTGTATAATACTTTTCAATGAGTCATTGATTAATGATGCAGCGACTTCAATTTCAAGATTATTTCGTTCACAGTAAGTTGTGATTGCATCCATGTGATCAATTCGTTTTTCGATTGCCATCTCCATGATCATCATTGAGAAATTATTTTTTTCTTCTCGACTTGCCATTTCAGATCTCATACGCACTCAAGGAATTGTTCAACTGCTGAGTTACACGCACGAACGTTGTACGCTTACTCAAATGCTTCAATTCACTTGCTCCCACATAAGTACATGCCGAACGCAGACCACCAAGTATTTCTTGTAATGTTCTGCTTACCTCTCCACGATATGGAATCTCAACAGTCTTGCCTTCGCTGGCTCGATAGTTAGCAACACCACCATTGTGTAAGTCCATTGCTGTATCTGAACTCATGCCGTAAAATCTATTTGTTCCAAACACAGATGCGCCACCCTCTTTGTGACCCGCCAACATACCACCAAGCATCACAAAATCGGCTCCCGCAGCGAATGCCTTCACAACGTCTCCAGGAACGGTACACCCTCCATCCGCTATGATATGACCCTGAAGACCATGTGCTGCATCCGCGCACTCAATAACCGCACTCAACTGCGGATAGCCGATTCCTGTCATCTTGCGTGTTGTACACACTGATCCAGGACCAATACCAACTTTCACAATGTCAACACCAGATAGAATTAATTCCTCTGTCATTTCTGGTGTGACAACATTACCTGCGATGAGAGTTACTGATGGATATTTGTCACGAAATTTCTTTACAAAATCTACAAACGCTTGTGTATAGCCATTCGCAACATCAATACAAACTCTCATATGTATATGAAACATATCAGAGTGATAAACATTCTCAAACTTCTTTAGATCTGTGTCTGAAATACCCAAAGAGTAAACACTACTGTTCAATCTCAATGCAAAATGATTTAACAGATCTTGTTCAGAATAATGTTTGGTTACAGCAACTAAACACTTATGCTTGTTTAGTTCCTCTGCCATCTCGAGAGTGCCAACACCATCCATGTTTGCAGCAATAATTGGAACGCCAGACCACTCACCGCCATGTTTGAATTTAAATTTTCTATCGAGTTTCACTTCGCTTCGAGAAGCAAGAGTTGATCGCTTGGGTGTGATGAGTACATCTTTGTAGTCAAGTTTCACATCATCAAGTATTCTCATATAACCTCAAAGATAAAAAATATGATTGCCAATCTGTTTTACTAAAACCTTCTGACTCGACCATGCAGGCTGAACATAGTCTGCATGAAAGTACATTGCATTCCCAATTATACCATATTTTTTCTTAGAAATCAAAATGTTTTCGGCAATCTGCAAGGACTCACGCCACATACCACGACTGCGAATACCTTTCTTATCCTCACAGACCCAAGAGAATTGACAAGTGCCTTTTGTCTTTTGATAGACAACACCGCATACAGTTCTCGGAAACTGTCGACTCTTTACACGATTCATGGTGACTTCAGCAACGGCAATTTTGCCAGTGCGCGGTTCAGAACCTGCTTCGAAATAAATGTTCTTGGCAAGACATTCAACGTCTCGCATGACCTTTTGTTTTTGTTCGTAGGATAGTTCAAGAAATTCCATACGATTAGTCATGTCATTCATTTGAGCAATCAGAAGCGTATTGGCTTCTTGTTGTTTTTCTAGTTGCGCCATTGTTCGAGCATGCATATCAAACGGAACAAAGATTCCGAAAAATATGGCAGCTAATAAACCACCCCACAGCA